GCCGTATCCATCTGCACCGACGCTTCGCGGCTGACGTCGATCGTCACCCCGCCGTCGTCGGCATAGAGGACCTGGTTGGGCTGAATCAACGCGACCGTCGTGCCGGCGACCTGCGAGGTGATCGCCGTGTAGCCCATGATCGTGCCGCCCTGCTGCGACATGGCCGGGAATAGCGGCTGCCCGAGCGGGTTGAGCGCGTTGGTGAACGCGAGCGCGTTGGTTTCCGACAGCACGAGCACGGCGCCGGCCGTCGAGATGTTCAGGGCCGTCATGGCGTTCGCCATCGCCGCCACGTCGGTGCGCGCGTTGGCCGGCGTGGCGCCCGCCGTGGTGATCGGCGTCACGCCGTTCGTCACGGACCCGGGTGCGACACCCGCGACCGCGGCGACCGCTGGGTCGATGAACTGCTGATCGAGGTACGCGGCGATCCCGGCCACCATGTCGCGCCGGATGACCTCCTCGGCCGACGGCGTCGAGGTGCGCGCGAGCTCCTCGGTGATCACGATGATGCCGGCGCACTTGGTGATCCCGAGCGTGATGGTCGCGAAGGCGAGCTTCCCGACCGGCTTGGGCGCACCCTGGCCGACCCACTGGTACGTGCCGCCGCCGGTCTGGCTGGCGACCGACACGTTGAACGGCACCTGCACGAACCCGGGCACCTTGCCGAGAATCGTCGCGGGCCGGAGCAGCGCGAGGAACTCGTCGGTCAGCGGTTTCATCGGGGCGAGTGGACCGGCCCACGTCGCATCGGTGGTCGTGCCGGCGGCCACGGCGGCCTTGAGCACGAGTTCCACTTCCGGCGTCGAATCCTGCCAGCGTTTCGCGTACTCGACCGCCTGCATCGTCGAGCCGCGCGAGACCGCGAGCGCCTGGCAGTAGCGGATAAACGCGGTGCCTGGTGCGACGTTGGCTTTGACCGAGATGATCGGCACGCCGCGGCGCTGGAGACTGGCTTGCTCCGGCGTCGCCGCCGTAATCGGCGTCGCCTTCGTCACCGCCGTCGCCTCGAGGGCCTTGAGGCGCACGAGATGCGCGTCGATCGCCTTCAGCTCGGCGGCGAGGCCGTCGTATTCGTCGGTCTCGGTCTGGTCGAGCGTCGCGCCCGCCTCGGCCGACTTGGTCATGATCGCAGACATGCGCGCGTGTTTCGCGGCGCGGCTGTTGTCAAAACTCGTGATCTGTTCGTTGATCGTTTTCTGTTCCATGGGGCGCGCGTCCTTGTCGACGCGCACGATTGGGAGGATGTCCCTGTCGCGGGACGCATGACGGCCAGACGCGGCCAGGTCGAGTTCCTTGATCGTGTGAATGGTCGCGTCGGCATTCGCCGGAATCGCGACGAGCGAGAGTTCGAGGACTTCGGTTTTCAGGAACCGGAACCCGCCCGTGTCCTTGTTGAACGCTTCCTCGATCGAGCGGAACCCGATCGAGACGCCGGCCAGGAGCCCGGCCTTGAGGCTCTGCCACGCTTCCTCGACGCGGTCGCGCAGCGGGCCGGGGTCGCCGATGGTCGGGAGCGTGGCCGTGAACGCGAGCCCGTCCGCCGTGGGTTTCTTGAACGTGACGTGGCCGACCGGCTTCTTCGCGTCGTGATACAGCAGCAGTGGGAGCGGATTTTTGTAGGTGACCCCTAATGGTTCGACGATGTCGCCCATGCGATCGGGTTCCGGCGTCGAGGCGATACCGGTGATCGTGCGTTGATGGGGATCGACACCCTTGATCGTCAGCAGCGCGTACGCGCGTGTCAGGGGCACGCGCGATAGTGTGCGGTCAGCTCAGCGTTTTGTTCCCCGAAACACCCGGCGATCGCGGTAGTCGCCGACAAATTCGTCGACCGCCTCGCGCACGACCGTGGACAGGCGTTGCCCGTTTTCGTCGGCCACCCGTCGCAGTTCGAGGTGTTGCGCCGGCGTACAGCGCACGCGGATCGAACTCGTGGCCGGGACATCGTGGAGCGGCGGGCGTCCGGTCGGCCGTTTCGTCATGGTGTCCCTTTCATCCCAGCACGACCATCTGATAGGCCGGCGCGGCGGGTTTCACGATGCGGCGGGCGTTCGCCATCACGAGCGCGACGGCGCCGTCGATCTTGTCCTTGGCCGCCTCTTTATCGAGCCGCACTTCCTGGTTGCGGCCCTGGCGCAGGACCGCGTTGTCCATCATCCACGTCAGGATCAGGTGCGACCCGTGCACGATCGTCGTATCCGCGATCAGTTTCGCCACGTTCTTGATCGCTTCATTCAACGCAAACCCTTGCGGCGTGTCGATCATCGTGAGGCCGGCGCCCTGCAAGTGCAGCGCGAGCTGGTGCGCAAACCGTTTGTCGTACCCGATCTCGCGCACACCGTCGCGCCGCGCGTCCTCCAGAATCGCGTCTTCGATCCGATCGGGATCGGTCGTATCGCCGTCGGTGATCTCGAGCAGGCCGGCGCGTTCCCATTCGACGTACGGCCGATGGGGATAGCGCGCGAGCGCGGCGCGCGGCAGCCAGAACCGCGCTTTGACGGCGACCGACCCGTCGGCGAGTTCCCAGAGGCGCACCCAGGCCGCGAAGTCATCGGTCTGCCCGAGGTCCAGACCGCCCCAACACGGCGCGCCGATTAACGCCGCCTCCGGCACCGGCCGCTGCCCGCTCTCGTGCCACTTCGCCATGTTCCACGCCGACGTGTGCGTACTCGTCCAGACGCAGAAGTTGAACCGCAGGAGATCCGAGACGGCATCCGCCCGGCCCTTGGCCTGCTGCACGAGCTCGCGCAGGTACTGCCACGACAGCGACACCCCGAGGTTCGGATTGGCTTTCAGCCAATGCGGCCCCTCGGTGCGCCAGTCGTCGCACGTCAGGCACTCGGGATCGGGGAACTGCCGACCCTTGTCGAGGCAGGCGGCACACGGATCGAGCCCGCACACGTACGCGAACCAATGCTCGTCGGGGATCGTGCCCTCGAGCACCTGGCGCGAATACTCGTGGTCGTGCCAACACACCGACGTGCGGTCGTACCCGCTGTTGGTGGTCCGCATCACCAGCGCATTGCGGCGGCCCTTGGTGCCGCGGCGCATTTTCGAGACGACCGTCGCCGTCGGATGTTCGTGTTCCTCGTCGATGAGGCACCCGTGCACGCGCTTGCCGTCGAGCCCGCGTTTCTCCGACGAGATCGGCCGCAAGTACGACCCCGTCTCAAGCACGGCCAGGTTGTTGACTTTCTGATCGATGCGGGCACGCAGATGCGGCGAGGCCTGCACCATTTTTTCGGCGTCGGCAAATGCCAACTTCGCCTGATCCTTCCCGACGGCGGCAAAGTAGACCTGGGCGCCGCGTTCGTCGTCGGCCGCGAGCAGATACAACATCAGGCCGGCGCCGAGCGGCGTCTTCCCGCTGCCCTTCGCCGTTTCGATGAACGCGTCCCGAAACCGCCGATAGCCGCTCGTGGTGTACCAGCCGAGCAGCGATCCGACGATGAACTGTTGCCACGGCTGCAAGCGGAACGGCGACCCGTCGACGGGCACCGCGTCGCCGATCATGTCCTCGGCGGCGGTCTCCTCGGGCAGGCACAGGATCTGCGCGAAGAACGCGATCCCGCGTTCCGCCTCGGCGGGGGTCCACACGAGGCCCGGCGTCTCGAGGTCACGGAGATGTCTCGCACACGCCAGCCGCACGAGCCGGCCAGCGACCAGGCGGCCCGCGAGGACGGCGTGCGCGTAGGCGGTGACCGAATCCATCAGCCCCGCCGATGGAAGAACTGGTCGAGCGGATTGGCCGCCGGCGCCGCCTCGAGCAGCATCGGTTTTCCGAACGGGCGCAGGGTGAAGGCCGCCAGCTCGGCATCGACGCGGGCAATGAGGCCCCGATGATTCGTCCCGCCGCGCGTCTCGGGGTCCTGCGCCAATGCCCGCTCGAGCACGACGTTACAGCACAGGACCCGAAAGGCCAGGGCCGTCGCGGGCAGCAGCGTCCGCGCCTGCAGGGCATGGGGCGCCAACTGGTCCCAGACGGCACGGGTCTCGGAGGTCAGGTCGACCGGTACCTCAACCGGGGCGATCGGGGCGACCATCGGCACGGCACCCGCGCCTGGCCCCTCGAGCACCCGACCCCGATGTCCCCCGTTGCAGGGCCGACGTTGGCTTCCTACCGCTTCCGAGTCGTGGGCCGCCCTTAGGCATGGGATCCTCCGCGTTCGTGCGTTGTATGAAAACGTCTGATTTTCTAGGGCCATCCTAGGGCACTGAAACCGCGCCCAAAGACGGTCGGGCCGGAGGGTTTCCCGACTCCCCCTGGGTGTATCAATTACCTACCCCCCGGTAGTGGCGGTCTATCAACGACTTAGGGACTTGGCGACTTGGGCATGTATAGCCTTGGTGCATATGCATCACCGACGGTAGCGCCATTGCGACTCGGCCTGGGTCTTGGCGTCGTGGCACGCCACGCACAGCGCCTGCGTGTTGGTCTCGACGTCCAGTCCACCAGCCCACAGGGGTAGCACGTGGTCACGCACGGTAGCGACCTCGACGTGACACCGGGCACAGAACGGTTGGGCACGGGCGAGCTGGTAGCGCCACTGTTGCAGACGTCGGCCCGTCGTGCGCTGCGTGCGTGTTCCACCATGGTGCACGGTACAGCCAGGCCGGCCACACGTGGCGCACGCGCGCGGCGGGGCCATCGGCATCACGACTGTTCCTGTTGTAAATCTCGAAAGGCCGTCCAGCGCGCAATCATCGCGTCGGCCAGTTCGATCCGTTCCGCCGCGGTCCACACATCTGCCGGGTTGCAGCCATAACGCTCGACGGCGTCCATTGAAGCCTCGGCCTCCAACCCGTCATAACCGCTGGAGACTTCGCCGTCGGGTGTCACGGCAATACGGGCATGGCGCAATAACTCCTCGACACGCTCACTCATCGTCGGTTCTCCATCATTTGGTCGACGCGACGACCACAACCGTGCGCGTCCGCACGCGCGCGGCGGGGCCATCGGCATTAGCGCTTCGACTCCTTCACAGGTTGGTCGCTAATCGTGACGATGTTCTCCGGGAACGTCGGCTTTGGAAATAACACGGGCTGAAACTTGTCCTCGAATAACGGCCATCGTGCTGCCCGGACTGCACCGATGGTTACAGTCCATCGCGATCGGTCAATTACCTCTGTGCGGTCAGGCCGACGAGGGCGACTTGGTGTATTCCACGATCTGCCCGTCGTCGACGATTCAAAGATCCAGCCGCTAGCCTTGAGCGACACACCGGATTCGTCAGCGCGAATATACGTAATGACCCGCGCATAGCCGAGTTCTTTTGCGACTCGTCGCGCTGCGCCGTACAACGCCGAACACGCATTGGCGCACCCGTCTGTCGCAACACGGCAGACTTCTAACGTGCATCCATCGTCCAATAGACGCGCAACGGGGCGGCCCAACATCGCGACACCACGCACTAAACCCGTTTCATCAGCGACTGCGACGGCAAGCACGCCATGTACAGACAGGCCGTGATGTCGGTGGACCGCTTCGATATAGGCATTCGCGCGTTCAACGGAACACGGGACCACGGTCAAGCGCAGTTGGATCATGGCTGCCCGGTCGACGCCACCACCACGACCGTGCGCGTCCCGCTCGCCGGGAACGTGTACTCGCCGGCCGTGAACGGCACGAGCACGACGTTGGTCCGACCGGCACCCACCGCCGGTTGCAGGTTCATCCTTCTGGTGTCGCCGGTCGTCGCGAAAAACCCGACCTGTTCGCGCGGTTTGGGTTGATACCCGTACATCGGGGCTTGCGCGAAGTACGTCAGGTTCTGCGGAATCTGCCCGGGGTTGAGGATCGGCCCGAGCGTCAGGTAATCGTGCAGGCCTTCCTTGATCGGCAGCACGTACCACGTCCCGGCAATGCGTTCGGCGATCCAGAGCGTATGGTTGATCGCGCCTTCCCAGCCCGGCGGAATGACACCGGGCCAGGTGTCGCGCCCGGGGAAATTCATGGCGAACCCCTGACCGTCGGTCCCGGCATCAATCAACGTGATCGACGCCATGGCACTGATGATGGGCAGGTGCGCGACCGGCGGACAATCACCCGACGCGACGATGGCCGCCGACAGGTCGATGGCGTCGGCGCCCGTCGACGGTGGCGTCGGTCCGGGCCCGGGTTCGGGCTCGGGCGGCAACGGCGCGGCGGCGGTCGTGAACGGGATCAGCGTGACCGTGACGAGCACGTTGGTCGTGCCGTCGAAGTGCACGGGGTCCGTCGTGCCGTTCTGCGCGGTGGCCTGGACCATGATCGCGCCACCGAGGGCCGGGCCGCTGTAGAAGTTCACCAGGCCGTCGGGCCCGGTGCGGCGCGGGTTCGGATTGATTTCGATCCCGGGGTGCGCGTAGTCGAGCGCGTTGAAGGTGTTGATGGTGACGAGTTGGTCGGCGACGGGCGCGCCGGCCTGGTCGACGACGGCGACGTTTAAGGTTGCCATTTCAGTCCTCCGATGTGTGATCGCGCGGCGCGCGCGGCGTCAGGATACTCACCGTGTCCTCGCGAATCGTGCGCGGGATGCATTCCGGGCACACGCACACCGCGCGCAGGATGGTGTCGTCTGACACCTCCGTCGAGACGGACTTGCCGCAAAAGAAGCAGAAGAGACGCATCTACCGGCCCACCGTTTCGCGCACCGGCCCCACGAAGATCGCCGGCGGCTCCGGGATCGTCGTGGCGGTCGGACGCCACAGGTGCAACACGTGCGGGTGCGCGTTCACGTACTCTGACTCGCGCGGGTGCAGTTGCATCACCACGTCCTCGCCGTCCCAACAGAGACGCTTGACATAGCTCATTTCCTTCCACGTCGGGACGCGCTGCTTGGTGCGGATCGTGTTGTAGGCGTGGACGCTCACGTGCTCCCAACCTTCGCCGTCACTGGCCACCAACGCGAGACGCCAGCCGGGTTCCGGCGACTCCACATCAAACGCGCCGTTGTTGCCATCCGCCGCCGTGCCCCAGTAGTCCGGCCGACACATGACCGACCCGCGCGACAGTTCCGGCACGTGAAACGCCATGCTAGTCCTCCGTGAGTGCGCGTGCGGTCTGTCGCGCCGCTTCGCGTTTCCATTCGAGCATCTCGTACGCCTTGAGACTGATCGCGCGCGGGCAGACGCCACTCGCCAGGCCTTCGACCTCGTCGTCGGTGAGCAGCAGCCAGTACCCGGGGTCGCCCGGCGCGAGCGTGGCGGTCTCGTCGCGGACGATGTCGGGCACCACGGGCCGGCGGCGCGTCATGCGCGCGATCCTCCGCGTCGCGAACGCCGCGTCGCACACAGCCGGCACAACCAGCGGTACGCATAGACGCGCTGGTGACACGTGAGCACGAGCGTGAGCGTGCGCCGGTGCCCGCAGGACGCGCAGGGGCGCAGACGGATCGAGACGCGCGCCATCAGCACGCCACCTGAAACGCGTGCACGACCGGGCGCCACTCGCCCTGCCATTCCGCGTGACACTCCGACACGAACAGCGTCTGGCTCGCTGGTTCCCACCACGCGCCGCCGAAGGTCTGGCTCCCATAGCCCACGAGTTGCGGAAACGGCGTCCCGTGGTGCGCGACCTGACTGAGATCGGCCGCGTCAGTCGTCGGCGGGAGCAACACCGGCGAGCACGCGCCCTGTCCTGCCTTGGCGAGATCGTCGGGGTTGTAAATGAACAACGACGACTGCATCGTGGTGACGCCCGGGCCCGTGGCGGTACACCCGTACCGCGTATCGTTCTGGCCGTGCGCGCAGAGTTTTTCGACGCCGTAGTTCTGCGCGGGGCCGTACCAGACGTGGCAGCGGCCGAGCGCGCCGTACTCGGCGGCGTGCGCGGCCATCGTGCGCGCCAGTTGGCCGATCAGCACGAGTCCGTGCTTGTGCGCACCCGTCACGAACGCCGCCGCCGAGAGGCTATCGACCGGCGTGAACGTGGTGAACGGGCCGTACTGGACGCCGCACAGTTCGCCGTTGACCGTGCACCCGCGCCCGTCCTGCACCGGGTTGAACTGCGGTTCCGCGCCCTGGCTGTCGCGTTCGCCGTAGTGCGTCCAGCCGCACTCGTCGACATCGTCGGCGCGCGCTTGCTTGTGATCGAAATCGGCGTAAATCAGGTTCGTCGTCGGGATCGTCGTGTCGGCGGGCGTCCCGGCGGGCGGCAGCGTGAACGCACTGAGATACGCGCCCCACGCCGAGGACGCATTCCCGCTCCCAATCGGCGCGCCCGCGCCGAACCGTTTCCCACCAAGCAGCGACGCGAGCGCGTCCGGCAGCGTGACGAGATAACCGC